TGTTTGAAATTTACCTTCAGGACTCTGTGATAAAACTTCAGGACCAACAGGTGAATCAAAAATAACATTTGAAACTGTTTCCTTATTGTATAGGTCACGAAGTCTTTTGCAAATAGTAAAATTAGCACCACTACCAATACCAGAATTTGTGAAAACATCTAAGACTATCAAACCAACAATTAAATTTGTACCACTTGCATCGCCTTGAGTTGTATATGAACCATTACCAAAACTTGTTGTACATTGTACGAAAGAATCTTGAGCAGAAGAATCAAAGGGCATATTATTAAATACAACAGGAATTGCAGGGCTTGATGCTAGTTCTGTGGCTAGTCTTGCTTCAATAGTTTGTCTGACTGTATTAAGGTTTACTGCTGCCATTACACACTCCTAATAATTTTTTTTAATTCATTTGGTATGTATTGAGTTGTAAGTTGTTTGGCTTGTAATTCTGGAAAACCTTTTATGGTCTGTTGCCTTGTTCTGTATCTTCCTTTCCAACTAGGTGGTAGTGAAGTTCCATAAATTACTGGTTCTGCATATTCCATTCTATTAATAATAGTTCCTTTAAATTTTCTTATATCAGTTTTCCAATCATTTCTTAAATTACCAGTTTCACCAACAGGTGTTGCGTTTTTAGAAAGTTCTGTCCAACGTAATGTTGTTCTTTGTACTAACTCTTGTACTGCTTCTCCCATAAGATCATCTATTTGATCTAATCTTATTTGCCGTACCATTATGCCCTCACAAATATTTCAAAAGTAATTGGAATATTATTTTGTTGATTAGTAGTTATAGAAATAATATTATAAACAATAGATGCAATAATTACTTTATCTTTTGGTGTCGGTACAAATGTAATATCACCAGCAGATATTGTAAGTTTTTTATCTTCTGCCTGTATTAAATCATTTACTTCATTATTATTTATATTTTCAAGTAAACCTTTTACGACAGTATCACTATTACTTTCGCTTACTTCTCCAGTTGCAGTATTATATGCACCATTTGTAATCTGTCTGATTGTTACATTTCCACCTAATTTATTAAGGCTTTTAGATGCAACTTTTTTAAGAGAAGAAGCAAGACCCATCAGACTCTATATGCGACACAAGCACCGCTTGATAATGTAATACTTGTAAAAACACCATATAATACAAAACCAGCAGGGAAAGTTTCAGAATCAATTGAATTACCAGTAAGATTTGATGTTGCTGTATTAACTTGTGTTGATTCTTTAAAATCAATTCTTTTAAATCTACCAGTATGTTCTGCGGTATCAGTAATAAGTTCTGCACCTAATGAAAAATCTGGATCAGCATTGTACATAGTTAGCTCCTTTTAATTGCGACGTTGCCGGGTCCACTAATTCGTAAACCGGTAAAGTACCGTTCAAATAGTGGCGGTACTCTATCAGCACCAACAGAACCAAAGAAATTAGGTTCTACATCAAGACTGCCAAGTTTGACTTTCTTGAAATCTTCAAGACCACTTAATCCTAAACCATCACGATTATTATTCAAGTAAACAGCTAATATTGCTTGTGCTTTTTTAACTTGATCTGGTATTTCTGTATCTGTAAAATAATCTGTTGATATACGAAAAGGGAAGCCAACAGAATATGTATTTATGTAGGTATCTGGTTTTCTAACACCTGTACGAGGCCATTGTAATGCTTGTGTATCGGTTACTCTTGCTCCTATAAATCTTTCTCTGTCAATTCTTAAAGCAGCAGTAAATAAGGCTCTGTTTTTATTATCATTACTTGATCCGTCCCATGCAGAAATATCATCATCTGCTATTAAACCTTCAATAATTAAATTGGCATCAGACAAAGTAAGATAGCTATTTGCTGATGCTCCTCCTACTGTTGCGTCTATCGTGATTGCCATTTTGTTTTACTTTTTTTTTTTTCTTTTTTAAAAGAACAGGGGCTACCATTTTGGCAGCCTCTTGTTCTCTCATACGCTTGAAAGCGAACATTCCCATTAACTTGAGGCACCCTTAAGTGCAACAAAATTAATAACAATAGCTTCACTTAATGAACCAGCAGAAACATTAGAAACTGTGATTGCAAAAGAACCAGCAGCAATAGTGTTTGCAGCTACAAGATAACTGCCAGCAGTACCAGCAGAACCATGATTGACA